CTGATACGACGCATGTGACTCTGGAGGGGCGTCGGCCTAAACACCCGGCGCCCCTCTTTTCCTAGGAGGATCGAATGGCAAGCGTGGTTGAGATCTGCAATCTGGCACTCGCGCACCTCGGCGACGATGCCTCCATCGCCAGCATCGACCCGCCTGAAGGGTCGGCGCAGGCCGAGCACTGCGCTCGGTTCTACCCAATCGCCCGCGACAGCCTCCTCCAGATGCACGCATGGAACTTCGCGTCTCGCCGCGCACTGCTCGCGTCGGTGACGATGCCGTACACCATGTGGAAGTATTCGTACGCATGTCCGAGCGACATGATGGTCGCCGTCAGCGTGCTGCCAAATAACGCAGAGAACGACTACGCAGCCAAGTTCGTTCCCAGCGACACCCCAGACTTCCTGCACAACTACGCCCCGCTCGTTGCGGCTGGGCGTTACGTGCCGCAGCCGTACAGCATTGAGACGGACACGTCAGGCAACAAGGTGCTGTACACCGACCAAGAGAACGCGCTGCTTCGATACCAGGCGCTCGTCACCGACCCCACCAAGTTCGACCCGCTGTTCGTCATGGCTCTGTCGCACCACCTCGCCGCCATGCTTGCCGGCCCGGTCATCAAGGGCGATCAGGGCGCGTCAGAGGGAAAGCGTCAGTCTCAGATGATGATGGCCTATCTGCAACAGGCTCGCATGTCGGACGCCAACCAGCGCAACATCAAGCCGGAACACATCACGGGCTGGATCGCAGGACGCTGACCAATGCCAAACACCCGCATCTACAACAGGTCGTTCGCTGGCGGCGAACTGTCGCCGGAGATGTTCGGGCGTATTGATGACATCAAGTTCCAGACCGGAGCCGCCAAGCTGCGGAACTTCATCCCAACCCCGCAGGGTCCGGCAGAGAACCGGCCTGGCACGTTCTACGTTGCAACGGTCAAGGACAGCACCAAGCGCACGCGACTGCTGCCGTTCACGTACAGCACGACGCAGACGATGGTGCTCGAGTTTGGGCAGGGCTACATCCGCTTCCACACGCAGGGCAGCACGTTGCAGGCTGGGTCGCCGGCGGCCTACAACGGTGCGACCGCGTACGTGGTGGGTGACTTGGTGTCCTCGGGTGGGGTGAACTACTACTGCATCGCGGCCACGACTGGCAATGCACCGCCGAACGCGACGTACTGGTATCCGCTGCCCTCGAGCGCCTACGAGATCCCGTCACCGTACCAAGAGGCTGACCTGTTCTCAATTCACTACGTGCAGTCAGGCGACGTGCTGACGCTTGTGCACCCTAACCACGCGCCGCGTGAACTGCGCCGCCTTGGTGCTACGACGTGGACTCTGACGACGATCACGTTCGTCGCTCCGGTCGCAGTGCCTGGCGCCCCAACCGTCACGGCTAGCCGAGGCGATGCACTGAACATCACGGGCATCACTAAGGCAAACCCCGGCGTCATCACCACGATTGGCAATCATGGATTTGCAGCCAGTGATAGCGTTTATGTCGATGGCGGCACGATGACGCAGTTGAGCGGGTTCTACCTCGTCAACACGACGCCAGCCACGAACACGTTCTCGGTCAAGGCGTACAACACTGGCATTCCGGTCAACACAACTTCGTACACCACGTGGACAAGTGGTGGGTTCGTGCAGTTCGGCGACAAGAGTCTGGACTTTGACAATTTCTACGTCGTGACGGCCATCGCGCAGAACGGGGTGGATGAGAGCGCGGCAAGCCCCAGCGGCAACGTCATCAACAACCTGAACGCCGTCGGCGCCAAGAACACGATCAGCTGGAGCGCAGTCGCGGGGGCTCTCCGGTACAACGTGTACAAGCGCCAGAGCGGACTGTATGGATACATCGGCCAGACGGCTGCTACGTCGTTTGACGATGACAACATCGCGCCTGACATGGGCATCACTCCGCCCATCGTTGAAACCCCGTTCAGCAGCGCGAACAACTACCCGCGCTCAGTGTCGTACTACGAGCAGCGGCGCGTCTTTGCCGGCACGAACAATGCTCCGCAGACGATCTGGATGACGCGCTCGGGTACGGAAAGCGACCTGTCGTACTCGTTGCCGGTCAAGGACAGCGACCGTATCAGCATCCGCGTGGCTGCTCGAGAACTCAACACAATCAATCACATCGTCCCGCTGACGCAGTTGCTGCTGATGACCAGCAGCGCGGAATGGCGTGTCAGCCCGATCAACTCCGATGCGCTGACGCCAACCACGATCAGCGTGCGCCCGCAGTCGTACATCGGTGCCAACGACGTCCAGCCCGAGATCGTGAACAACACGGTCGTGTACTGCGCTGCTCGAGGCGGGCACGTGCGCGAACTCGGTTACTCGTGGCAGTCGAGTGGGTTTGTTACTGGCGACCTGTCCATCCGGGCAGCCCACCTGTTTGATGACCTGACGCTGTCGGACATGTGCTACAGCAAGAGCCCGCAACCGATCCTGTGGTTCGTCAGCAGCAATGGCAACCTGTTGAGCCTGACCTACATGCCCGAACAACAGATCGGGGCTTGGGCTCAGCACGACACGCTTGGCCTGTATGAGTCATGCACAGCCGTCGCAGAAGGCAATGAGGACCGCCTGTACGTGGTGGTCAAGCGCACGATCAACGGGAACTCGGTGCGCTACATCGAACGCATGGCAAGCCGGCAGATCACAACGCTTGAGAATTCCTTCTTCGTGGACTCCGGCTTGACGTACGACGGAACGAACACCACAGCAACTACCGTAACTGTTTCTGGCGGAACGACTTGGGGTCCGTCCGACGTGCTGACGATTACGGCCACCAGTGCGATCTTCGCCTATCCGGCCACGACCGACGTCAATGACGCCATCGTCCTGACCGACACGGCTGGCAACAAGTACCGACTTCGCATTATCGGCACGAGCAGCACGACGGTGGCGACCGCCCGGGTTGACGTCACGCTGCCCGTCGCCCTGCGCAACACCGCCACTACCGTCTGGGCGTTCGCTAGAGACAGCGTGAGCGGCTTGGCGCACTTGGAGGGGGCAACGGTCAGCATCCTTGCTGACGGGGCCGTACAGCCGCAGGAAACCGTCTCCAGCGGCTCCGTGACGCTAGACCGGGCCGCAGTCCTGATCCACGTCGGCCTGCCCTACGAGAGCGATCTACAGACCCTGCCGGCGGTGATGAGCATCGACGGGTATGGGCAGGGTCGTTATAAGAACGTCAACAAGGCGTACCTGCGGGTGTTCAAGTCGAGCGGGATCTTCGTGGGCCCGAGCGCCGACCGACTCGTGGAGGCCAAGCAACGAACGACTGAGCCATACGGCACCCCGCCGAGCCTGAAGTCTGACGAGATCGACGTTGACCTGAAGCCAGCCTGGCGGGCCGGCGGCCAGGTCTACATCCGGCAAGCCGACCCCCTTCCACTGACGGTTGTGGGTCTGACCCTTGAAGTTGCGCTAGGAGACTGACGATGAGCCAATTCTCATTGATGCGTCCAGAGTTCTCGCTGACCCCGGGAGACGTGCCGACCGTCGGCGAACGGTTCACGCTCGGATCGCAGTTGGCCGAGGGCTTGCAGATCGGCGGCAACATCGCGTCGATCTTCGGAGCCTTCACGGGTGCCATCGGCTCGTACTACTCGCTGAAGTCGCAGCAGAACCAGCTCAAGATGCAGGCGCAGAACGCGGCGTTCGCCGCGCAGATGACGCGCATCAACCGCCGTGCAGCCGAGGTTACCGCCACGCAGGTTGGTCAGCAGGGTCAGGCCGCAGCCGGCCAGTACACCATGCGGGCGGGCCAGGCTCGCGCCGGGGCACGCACGGCGATGGCTGCTCGAGGTATCGCGCTTGGGCAGGGGACGGCCAAGGAAGTCGTCGCCAGCATGGACCTGGTCAAGGAGATCGACCGCCTCGCCATCAACGCCTCGACCGTCCGGGCGCAGGAGGCTGCCCGGTTGCAGGCGTTCAACCTCGGCACGCAGGCCACGATGGCTGAACTGTCGAGCCGGAACCTGTCGAGCGCAGCCGGCACGATCATGCCCGGCTTCGGGGCTGCTACCAGCCTGCTCGGCAGCGCGGTCGATATCGGCGCCAACTGGGCCCGGAACAAGCGCATTGACGAACTGCTGCAAGGCGTAGCCACCGAACGATTCTGAGGTACTCATGCCAACCGTCCCGACCACCTTCGTCCCGCAAGTCACCCCGCCCGGCGGTGGTGACATTGGCCAGTTCCAGGCTCCCGCCGTGGAGCCAATGCGCAACTACACGGGCGAGCAGGTCCAGCAGTTCGGCCAGCAACTGACCCGCGCAGGGATGACGGCGTTCAGCATCGGCGACGCCATGCAGGATCAGATTGACGAGGCGGCTGCGAAGGAAAGCGACGTCGCGTTCCTGCAACAGGCCAACGAGATCATGCGTGGCCAGAACGGCTACCTGAACACCGCCGGCAAGGACGCCGAAACGTCATACGTCAGCGTCAACGAGCAGTTGATTCAGGCCGGACAGGCGAGCATGGACCGCCTGAACGAGGGCCAGAAGCGGCTCTATCAGAACGTCCTCGCCCGCAACATGATGACCTTCCAGGCGCAGGTGCAGACGCACCGCGACCAGCAGGTCAAGGTCTACGCTGGGAACGAGGCCACCGCCCGAGCCAACCAGTACGTCAACCTTGCCATTCAGGACTACAAGGAGCGCGATGCCGTCACGACCGACGGGCTCCCAACCGGCGCATACAACACCAACCTTGGCGTGGCGCTGAACGAGATCCGCACCGTGGGTCGCCTGCGCGGCTACGCCGAGGACAGCGCCCAGATGCGCGAACTGGAGAACGCCGTCTACACGCAGGCTGCGCAGGGCGTCGTGAACCGACTGATGATGGACAGCCAGTATCAGGACGGGCTCGACTACGTGCGCAAGCAGTTGGAGCTCAACCGCATCGACCCGGCTAAGGCTGACGCGATGATTGCCTCACTCGACGCCAACCGCAAGCGTCAGATGGTTGACGAACTGACCACCAGCATCCGCACGACCGGAGTGCTGGACACGCCTGCCGGCACTGGCAACTTCGACCAGATCATCGAGAACGGTCGCATCAACGTCGATGGCAAGGGCGTGAACATTGAGGCGCCTCCGGGTGCGCCCGTGAATGCGCCGGCCAACGGCACTGTCACGAGCGTCGATGGCAACACGGTTACGATTGAAACGACCGACGACACCACCCTGACGCTCAATAATGTCGATGTCTTTGGGATGCTTACGGAAGGCCAGACAGTCACTCGTGGCGGTCTGCTCGGCATGGTCGGAAAGGACGACGCAGCCGAGGACGGCCTGTATCGCATCGGATACACCGCTACCCGCAACGGCGAAGCCATCGACCCGCGCAACCTGAACTCGTTGGACAACTCAGACCGCGACGAGGCACGCCGACCGCTGACGCTGCGCGATGCTCTGACCGTGGCCGAGCGCATCCCTGACCCCGAAGTCCGCAAGCAAGTGCAGTCGAACCTGAGAACGCAGTTCGCGCAGGAGGACGCGCTCATCAAGGAGGAATACCGGGGCCGCATGGACGCGATCACCGAGTTCCTAGCGGTGCCTGGCAACAACGTCGGCCAGATTCCGCCTCAACTATGGGGCACGCTCAAGCCGACCGATCAGGCCAAGTTGCTGAGTGGGCAGCGGGAAACCGACGAACTCGGTGTCATGGAAGAGATCGCCCGTGACCCGAGCGTGTTGACGGTCGATTACTTGGACAAGAACCGCAATCGCCTGACGCCAGGTACGTACGTCAAGTTGCTGAAGGACACCGCTGATCCGAGCAAGATGGCGCAGGCTTCGGTTGATGCCGACCAGTTGGAATCAACGCTGGTGCGCAATGGGCTTGACACGTTGGCGTTCCCGAACTCCAAGGACAAGGATCAGCTGCGTGCAAGCCTGCTGTTCCGCGACAACGTCAAGCAGGCTATCTCGTACGAGCAGACCCGCCTCGGCAGGTCGCTCAACCGTGATGAGAAACAGCACGTCATTGACACGTTGTTGCTGGACAGGGCATTCGATGAGTATGGCGAAAGCAATGTCATCGCAGCCATGACACCAGAACAGGCGTCCGAGGCATACGCCGATATCGTGGCCGAGATTCCAACTGAGACGCAGGCACAGATTCGTATGGCATTGCAAGCCAACGGGCAAGCTGTCAATCAGGCCAACATGGCGACTATGTACCTCGAGTACCAGCGCCGGCAGAAGGCAAACCCATAATGCAGAACGAAGAAACGCCGACGGAAGTCAACCCGTTCCTCGAAATCGCTTCCAGCATGTTCCAGAAGCCTGCGCAGCCCGTCGCGCAGCCTGACAACCCATTTATGGAATTGGCGCCGTCTATGCGAGCCTTGTCGCAGCCGCCGGCTATTGGATCTTTGTCAGCCGTCATGGGCATCAATCCAGACCAAGCCGCCGAGGCAACGAAACTCGGCAAGCCTCTGGGCATCGGTCAGGATTTGGGCCTGCGCAACATGGATGAACTGCGTCGGCGGTCAACGATTGCCAGCGTGCAGCGCAGCGGGATGTTGCAGAACAACCCGCGATTCGCTGAGTCATTGCTTGACCCAGTATTCGCAGCGCAGTCGCACGACGATCTTGACTCGCTGAACAAGACATCGGGTCTGTTCGACACGGTTGCATCGGTACTGGATGCGCCGAACTGGTTCTTCGGATTCAAGCCGCAGGCTGACATTGTTGGTGGCGCCGAGCGCGGAATGATGGTTGTTGAACGTGGTGAATTGGCATCGCGGCAAATGTTTGGTTCGGCAACGCCAGCTGACGTTGCACGCCTTGAGTTTCTTGATAAGCGTCTTGGATCGATCCCATCAGGCGGCATCGTGAGCATGACGGCAGAGGTTGTCGCCCAACAGTTGGCAACGGCTAGGTCTGTCGGAACTACCGCTCTGGCAGGGGCCGCTGCCGGTGGTGCTGTTCTTGGTCCCAAGGGTGCAGTCGGAGGATTTGTCGCTGGCGGTGCTGGTGGCCTCATGGCGACCACGACGCAGACCGAGGCTGGAAATCTGTACCGAGACATGGTCAACCAAGGTGTTGATCCGGACACGGCTCAATATGCGGCGCTAACGGGCGGCCTGTTGAACGGCATCATTGAACTGGCCGGCGCCAAGGTAGCCGCTGCGCCATTCAAGGCTTTGGCATCGAAGTTCATCAAGGAAAGTGTGAGCGAAGCCATTGCAAAGCCAACGACTCGCGCAGCAATGGCGATTGCTGGCAAGGAATACGCCAAGCAGGTTGGAACCGAAACCGCTGAGGAAGTTGGTCAGGAACTCGTGGCAATCGCCAGCGAGGAACTTGCCAAGGCAATGGATGGCATCAACAGCGAAACGTCATTCAAGGATGCAATGACGCGGCTGGTTGACGCTGGCATTGCAGGATTCCAAGGCAGCCTCGTGTTAGGTGGTATCGGCCCGACCGCAAACTTCGTCGTTGATGTCAAGCGTGCAGACGCCGTCGCCAAGCAGGAGGAGTTCTTCGACGGCCTCGACGCGGCCAAGAAGGACGGCAAGCTCCCCAAGCGCAACCTCGACGCCTACGAGGGCTTCCTTGCCAAGCAGGCCAAGGGTACGACCGCCGACACGGTTTACGTCGAGGCCGAGTCTGCGGCCCAGGTGCTCGCGCAGAGCGGCCTGAGCGCCGAGCAGTTGGAGCAGTCGATCCCAGGCATCCGCGAGCAGTTGCGCAACGCCCTCGAGAACGGCGGCGACGTGACGATCCCAACGTCGGTTTACGGCGCTCGGCTGGCTGGCACGCCGCTGGGTGAGGCGCTGCGCCCGCACGTGCGCCTGAGCCCGGAGGCGATGAGCGTTGCGCAGGCACAGGAGTTCAGCCGTAAGCGCGATGCGTTGCGTCAGGAAGCCCAGGTTGCGCTGGCCGAGCGGCAGGAAGCAGACGCCGCGTTCGTGGAGTCTGCCCAGAAGGTAGAGACGACCGTTGCCGAGCAGTTGCGTCAGACGGGCATGCAGGACATTGAGGTTCGCGCCAACGCCGAGCTGTTCCGCGACCTCGCCGTGACGCAGGCTGCGCGTATGGGCATCACGCCGGAGCAGTTCTACGAGCGGTACCCGTACCGTGTTCGCGGCCCCCAGGCGGTGCAGGAAGGCCAGCCGCTTAAGCAGGCAGCACAAATGACGCTAGCGGATGTCGAGCAGTCATTTGCCGATCTTGGGGTTGAACAGCGTCTTACGGAAACCTCCACGACGATTCGGCCAGGAATCATTCGTGTTCCAGCGGAACTACGGGATGAAGGACGAGCAACACGTGCGATGCAAAGCCTGATCGCTTACGCAGATCAATCTGGTAAGCGCATTGATGTTTCACCAACAAGCGAGTTTGGGGCAAGCAAGAAGCGTTTGATCGCGTGGTACAAGCGCCTTGGATTTGTTGAAAACAAGGGGTCTAACAAAGACTTTGCGATCAGCGCAACGATGTACCGGCTGCCATCCGCACTAGGTCTTGAGCAAGCCTCCCGCATCGACGCCGACTATCTCGCTGCCGTCGAGCGCGGCGACATGGCGACGGCGCAGCGCATGGTGGACGAGGCGGCGATGGCGAGTGGTCTGACTGAAGAGGTATGGCGCGGTGACAGTCGATTCAACATTACGGAATATGCTGAACGACGCCGAAACGAGCCTGGCATCTTCACAACGTACGATCAACAAGTTGCCAAGGATTACGCCAACGACGGCGATGTTCGACGGTTCTATGTTGGCGGCAAGACGCTTGATCTGGCTTCAAGATCAAGGGAGGCAGTCGCGTGGATTCAAGAGTGGGCCAAGGAGTCAGGCTACGACTTCATCGACCGCGCTACTGGATTTGAAGCCGATCCAGTAGAGGAATATTTCGCCGGCGATATGTGGGACTTTGAGGGCAACGGAACAGGTGCTCGTTGGAAAGACATTCAGCGTACGGCAAGGGCACAGGGTTACGACATTGTCCGGCTACGTGACTCCCACTATTCGCAGCCGATGACATCCGTTGTCGTACTGAACGAGAACAAGATCAAGCTCGCCGACCCCGTCACATACGACGAGGCTGGCAATGTCGTCCCGCTGTCGCGCCGCTTCGATATCACTAGCCCCAAGGTGTTTGAGCAGGCGGCGATGTTTGATCAGGCTCCTGTCAGCCCGGGCTTCTACTCCGCGCTTGCCAAGGCGGTCGATGCCATCGACGCCAAGAGCATGGCGGCGTCTGGGTGGGGGCAGGTCATCAAGTCACTTGTCAACAAGGGTGAAATCAAGGACAAAGAAGTTGTTTGGAGCGGGCTGAAGGACTGGCTTGCAATGCAGGAAGGCAAGGTCACGAAGGAGGCCGTGGCCGAGTTCCTCAAGAACAACGGCGTGCGCGTGGAGCGCGTTCGGCTTGGCGGAATGACTGATGTCCAAATGGGCATTGATGAACGTGCGCTAGAAATGTTTGGAGCGCGATATGACAACCTGACAAATGAACAGATGGCGGATGTTCGCGCTGCGCAAGAAGCCGTCGATACTCCAAGCGGCAAAACAAAGTTCGGCCAATTCACGCTACCAGGCGGCACGAACTACCGCGAGGTGCTGATTACGCTGCCTGCCGTAATTACATCGAGGGCGGCAGAGCAAGCGCGATACAACGAACTGGTAGCCGCTGGATTCCCACTTATGGAAGCCCAGCGGATCGCTAGTGAAACTGCGGCTGACATACAAGACAGACAACTGGAACTACAGAAGCAGCAAGAGCCATACGCATCCAACGTAGGGGAGCTTGTTCGCATTATTTCTGGCGGCGTTGAAGGGATGCCAAGTCCATTCACACTTTTTCAGTGGCTCAAGGATCATCCGAGCAAGGCTGAATGGCAACCAGAAATCAATGCATGGATTGATGACGTTGGTGGTGATTTCAGGGCATATGTTGAGAACCGTGGGTGGTTGAACGACCTTGAGAAGTTCCAGAATCTCAACGTTCAAATAGAAGCATTGCGAGCGGAGCGTCGTATTCGTGAGCGCGAACAGCAAGGGTTCAAGAGCAGCCATTGGGACCAACCGAACGTACTCGTTCACTTCCGCCTAAACGACCGCGTCGATGCGGACGGGAAGCGCGTGTTGTTTGTTGAGGAGATCCAAAGCGACTGGGGACAGGCTGGACGAAAAATCGGGTTTGTCCCGGAAGTTGTTGACCGACAGGCAATCATTGATGAACTCGCTGCGGCTCAGGCGGAACTTGCAGCATCGGTTCCAAACACCGAAGCACAAGCAGACGCATATGAGCGTGTTGAGCGCGCTGAAGAGGCATACAACAAAAAGATCAACGAGGCAGTTATTCCACGTGCTCCGTTCGTTGAAACCACGGACGGCTGGCTGGCCCTCGCGCTGAAGCACATCATGCTTGAGGCTACGCAGGGCAACTACGACCGCGTGGCGTTTATCAACGGTAAGCAGAGCGCGGATCGATATGACCTGAGCAAGCAGGTCGAAAAGATTGAGTGGGTAGGTGACACCACGGGTCGTGCAGTAAAGCGCGTCACCATTACGCCAATCAACGGTAATGACTTCGCTTTGCAAGTTGACAAGTCTGGAACGGTTACTGGATCTACTTCAGTAGGTGGTCAGCAGCATTTGAACAAGCGCCTATACGAGGTGTTGCCAGAAGAAATCGCCGATCAAATTATGGAGCAGGATGGCGGTTCCATTACTGGCGACGGCCTGAAGGTTGGCGGCAAGGGGATGCAAAAGTTCTACGACGAACTCGTACCGATAGCAGTCACCAAGCTCTTGAGGAAGTACGGTGGCGGGAAGCTGGGGCAGGTAGCGATGGCTACCGAGCGTCGTGTCACCAACGACGAAATCATGGCTGCGGAACGGAGAGGTGACTGGACCGAAGCAGAACGCTTGACGGCCATCATGGAACGGCAGGAACTTGGTCGTGGCGAAGCCCCCGCCGGAGCGACCGTCATTGGAAATCAGCCCGGTTTCCTCGTCACGCCAGAAATGGTCAACAAGTTGGAGTCCGGCCTGCCGCTGTTCCAGGCGGCCCGCGCCCCGCGTGGCGAGTTTGACCCAGCCAAGTTGATGACCACACTCCGCGAGGGGCGTGACTTCAGCACATTTGCGCACGAGACAGCGCACTTCTACCTGACCATCCTTGCCGACATCGCCCGCAGCGCCACGGGGCCGCAGCAGACGAAGGCGGACATGGACGCCCTCTTGTCGTGGTTTGGGATTGAGGGAGCCACGCCGGCGGAACGGCTGGCGAAGTGGTCGAGCCTGACCATCGACCAGCAGCGCCAGTACCACGAGCAGTTCGCGTACTCGTTCGAGATCTACCTGCACGAGGGCAAGGCGCCGAGCGTGGAGATGCAGTCTCTGTTCAACCAGTTCTCCGCTTGGTTGAAGCGCGTGTACAAGTCAATCCGCGACGAATTGAACGCGACGTACAAGGCGCAGTTTGGTCGTGACCTGCCGATGATGAACAGCGAGATCCGGCTCGTCATGGACCGCATGCTGGCGACCGACGAGCAGATTGCCCGCGCCCAGGCCGTGCGTGGAATGAAGGCGATGTTCCAGACGCAAGAACAGAGCGGTATGAACGATGCGGAGTGGGCGGCGTATCAGGCGCTCGAGCAGGACGCGACTGACGCTGCGACGGCGGAACTCACGAAGGCCACGCTCAAGGAGTTGCAGTGGTACGGCAACGCGCAGAGCAAGTATTTGCGCGAGATTCAATCCAAGCACGACCGCGCCCGCAAGGAGATCCGCGAGGAGGTTTCGGCGCAGGTGCAGTTGGAGCCCGTGTACCGGGCGATGGAGTTTCTGAAGAAGGGGACGATCCGCACGGATACGGGCGAGGTGACGGCGGCCACCGGCGCGTTCAAGCTTGATCTCGCCAAGGTGCGTGCGATCATGCCGGCGGGGTTCGACCCGGCCACCCTCAAGTACGGCAAGTACGGGATGGTGCAGGAGGGCGGTATCGATCCCGATATGGCGGCTGGGATGTTCGGCTACGGCAGCGGGGTGGAACTCATCAACGCCATCCTCGGCGCCAAGCCGATCAAGGAGGAGATCGACGCACGCACCGACCAACGGATGCTGGACGAGAACTCCGACTTGGCGACCCCCGAGGCCCGTCAGGCTGCGGTGGACATGGCTATCCACAACGAGGCTCGGGCCCGGTTCATCGCGGTCGAGCAGCGGTGGCTTGAGAAGCAGCGGCGCCCGGCCAACGACATGTTGCAGGCTGCCCGTCAGGTCGCTCAAGACATCATCGGCGGTGTCGTTATTCGGACGCTCAATCCAAGGCGCTACGAGGCCGCTGAAGCCGAGGCTGCGCGGACGGCCACCACGGCCTACCGGGAGCCTCAAGACCCGTCTACGGCAGGCCAGGCGGCTGCAACGCGGGCCTACAACGAGGCCATTGCCGCCGGCCAGACGCCCGACGAAGCGACCGTGGCTGCGACTGAGGCTGGCGTAGCGGCGGTTGCCAAGGCACAAGAGCGGCGTGCCGACTTCAATGCCAAGTACGGCGGACGGGAGCCGGCAGAGGTTGCCCGCCGTGCCAAGCGCCAGCAGCTCGTCCAGAACCAGTTGGCACGCGAGGCCATGCTGGCGAAGGAGGAGATCGCTGTCGCTGGCAGGGACTTCCGCAAGTTCTTCCGGTCAGACGAGAAGCTGGCAAAGACCCGCGACATGGCTCCGATCATGGCGGCACGGGCCATCCTGTCGTACTACGGGTACGGCAAGCGTGGCGAGTCGCCCGCCCAGTACCTCGAGCAGTTGCGCACCTACGCGCCCGACCTGTACGACGGTATCGCGCCCATCGTGCTGAAGTCGTTGTCAGGCACGACTGACTACCGCGACCTGACCGTCACCGAGTTCCGGGTTTTGCGCGACACGGTGCAGGCGTTGTGGGCCCAGGCTCGTCGTGACCGCCAAATCACGGTAGAGGGCGAGCGTGTGGCGCTCGACGTCGTCCTGAAGGAGATGGCGGATCGGTTGCAGGCCATCGGCGTCGGCGAGCGCGTCGGCCAGCGCCAGGCCCCTGGTGCAGTCGATCAGGCTAATCGTCATCTGCTTGGCTTGCGTGCCATGATGAGCCGCGTCGAGGCTTGGGCTGACGCACTCGATGGCATGGCCGGTCCGGGAGCGTTCACCAAGTATTTGTTCCGCCCGGTCAAGCAGGCGGTCGATGCGTACCGGATTGAGCGCAACAATTATGTGGAGCGTTTCGTCAAGTTGCTAGACGGCATCGAGCTGCCCGTCGGCAAGATCGCGGCACCGGAACTTGACTACACGTTCGGCAACGGCAACGGGGGCATCGGCAGGGCAGAACTGCTTGGAGCCCTAATGCACACTGGTAACGATGGCAACTACCGCAAGTTGCTGCTCGGTCGTGGCTGGGGCGAACTTGACGCCGATGGCAATTTGGACGACAGCCGATGGCGGTCGTTCGTCGCCCGGATGATCGCCGAGGGCAAGTTGACCAAGGCTGACTATGACTTCGTGCAGTCGATCTGGGATCTGCTCGAGGAAATCAAGCCGCTTGCCCAGCGGGCTCACTTTGACATGTACGGCTACTACTTCAAGGAGGTGGAGGCCACCGAGGTCGTGACGCCGTTCGGGACGTATCGGGGCGGCTACGTGCCGGCGGCCACCGACAAGTTCATGGTGCAGGACGCCCGCGTCAATGAAGACCTAGATGCTTTAGATGGTGACTGGCGAAATTCGCTGCCGTCCACTGGTGCCGGCTTCACGAAGAGCCGCGTTGATTATAACGAAGCTCTGTCGCTTGACCTGCGCCTGATCGCCACGCACACCGACGCGGTGCTGCGGTTCTCAATGATTCAGCCGTCGGTAAGGGATGCAAACAAGCTTCTAACGGATCGTGATTTTGCAGCCTTGCTAGCACGGTTTGACCCTACGGCATACCAAATGTTGTTGAAGCCTTGGCTCATGCGTGCCGCCCGCCAACAGGCAATGGAGCCCGGTAGATGGAAGTTGGCCGACAAGTTCTGGGGCGGCGTGCGGTCCCGCGCCGGCGTGGCGACGATGTTTGCCAACCTGCGCAACGCGCTGCAACAGTTCACGGGTTGGTTCCCGTCGCTGCTCAAGGTCAAGCGGCGCTATCTGCAATCGGCCCTGATGACGTACCTCGGATCGCCCAAACAGACCGCCGAGGCGGTTGCCCGGTTGTCGCCGTTCATGGCTGACCGGATGCGGAACCAGATGTTTGAGCTCCAAGGCACGATGAACGAACTGCTGCTCAACCCGAGCAAGTATGAGAAATTGCAGCAGTGGTCGAGCAAGCACGGCTACTTCTTGCAGCAGGCGTTCCAGAACATGGTGGATGTCACGACTTGGCAGGGCGCCTACAACCAGGCGCTCGCCGAGGGTGAAACGCAGGCTGAGGCTGTGGCCCGTGGCGATGCCGCAGTGCGCCTGACGCAGGGCAGCCTGAGCCCGGAAGACCTGTCCATGTTTGAGGTCGGCACCCCGTTCTACCGCACATTCGTGCAGTTCACCGGGTACTTCAACATGCTCGCCAACCTGAACCTCGGCGAGTACCAGAAGACGGTGCGCGACATGGGATGGCGTAGTGGCAAGGGGCGCCTGCTCTACATCTACGTCATGGGCATGCTGTTGCCAGCAATCGTGTCCGATGCCATTGTCCGCAGCCTTGGAGGAGGATGGGATGACGAAGACGAGGACGGCTATCTGTGGGTGTTCATGGACTGGTTCTTCGGCAGCCAGGTTCGCATGGGGGCGGCGCTGCTGCCCTTCGGCAGCACGGCTTATACGGCGATTACTACGGCGTTCAACGACAAGCCGTACGACGACCGCATTACGACTAGCCCGTCCATCGCGGCGCTCGAGTCGGCCACCATCGGCACGAGCAAGGCCATCATCGCCGTGACCGACGAGGACAAGGACGTGACGGGCCGCAACGTGCGTGATGTGCTAACGCTCATCACGCTGCTGACTGGCGTCCCGGTGTCGGCGCTCGGTCGCCCTGCCGGATATCTAGTAGACGTTGAACGCGGCGAGATCGAACCCGAATCGGGCTACGATATGATTCGGGGGATGATTACGGGCACCGCCACGCCGGAGAGCAAGCGATGACGATTAGCAGCACGACGCGAATCGCCGGGCCGTTCATTGGTAATGGGACCGCCAGCGTGTTCCCGTTTACGTTCAAGGTCTTTGCTGCCACGGACTTGGATGTCATTCGTTTGGAAAGTAGCACAGGACTGGAAGCTACGCTTGTCCTGAACTCAGACTATAGCGTCAGTCTGAATGGCGATCAGAACAGCAATCCAGGCGGGAACGTCACCCTGATTGGCAAGGTTCTGCCAACGGGATTCACGCTGACGATCACCTCGGACATCGCCAACCTTCAGCCCACGGACCTAACAAATCAGGGCGGCTTCTACCCAGAGGTCATCACCGACTCGCTGGACCGGGCAACGATCCAGATCCAGCAGATCGCGGACATCGGCGACCGGACGTTGAAGATCCCGATTTCGGATGGCAGTGGATTGGACATGGAATTGCCAACGGCAACGCAGCGAGCCAATTCGTTCTTGGCGTTCGATGCAGTTGGCGAACCAGTTGTCTTGACGGCTGGTACCAGCGGCGCTCCCGCAACAATCGTGCGCCAGGTATTCAGCGGAACCGGATCGCAGACCGTTTTCAACCTAGCGTCTGATCCGGGTGGCCTCGGTAATAGTGCTTTGATTTACATCGGTGGCGTCTTTCAGCAACGCAGCACGTACACAATCGTCGGTACGGCACTGACGTTTTCAACTGCTCCGGTTGCTGGAACTGACAACATTGAGTTTGTCAATTTCCTTACAGACAATGTTGGCAGTGTCAGTGCCGATCTTGTTGTGTATACGCCAGACGGAACTAATTCGGTAGCGCGCAGCGCAACGAGCAAGTTCAATGATGTCATCAGTGTCAAGGATTTCGGAGCTGACTCTGCTGGCGAAATTGACTCAACTGCTGCATTCACCAATGCATTCGCAGCCAGCGGCACCAAAAATGTCTTTGTGCCCGGAGGCTCGTACGTCATTACTGGAACGGTCAATGGCGACTTTTACAGTGACGCAAACGTCAACATCATCGGCGGAACGGTAAACACGATTCGCCGTATTGGTTCAATTCTTTCTGCACCGATTGCCATAGTTGATGCTGTTCAATTTCCGGCAACGCAAGTTCCGTCCCTTGATCCAAACACCTTGGACGATTACGAGGAAGGATTTTGGACGCCGGCAATCACCTTCGGCGGCGGGGCAACTGGTGTTACCTATGACACTGGTCGTACCAATGGATCGTTCGTCAAGATTGGTAGAACCGTCTTCGTCAATGGACGATTGACGTTGACAAACAAGGGAAGTTCAACTGGTGCTGCACTCATCACGGGACTGACGTTTGCGTCATCGGCCAGTACACACGCGCTTGAACTTGTCAGTGTCGGTTACTACGCAAACATCACCACGCCAACTGGTGGTTATATGTCGCCGGGAACGAGTGACATTGTGTTGGTTACTGGCGGTGCAACAGCTGTGACCGACACTGATTTCCAAAACACCACCGACGTGATGTTTAGTGTCATTTATAGGACGGCTGACTAATCATGGCTATGACCAAACCAACCTCTGAACAGGTCACGTTCATTGCATCTGGCGCGAGTGCCACGCAGCGCACCGTGCTTGACAAGTTGCGCGATTGTGTCAGCGTGAAGGACTTTGGTGCTGTCGGCAATGGGGTGGCAAATGACACTGCGGCATTCAATGCTGCGTGGACCGCATCTAATCCACATCCGGTGTATGTGCCGCCTGGTACGTACCTCGTAACCGGATCTGTTGGGGGGGGTTTCTATTCGTTCGGCAACGTGACCGTTAGCGGCGGTTCTGTCCCGCTGCTTCAAAACGCTCTGTACTACCCGATTGCTCCGAACGACAACGTACTTATCAATGGCGACTTCAAGGTTTCGCAACGCGGAACAACATTCACCACAACGGCTCCGTTCACAAACAACGATGACAACTATGTACTAGACCGTTGGTATCTGTTGTCCGATGGGAATGACATTGTTGACGTTAGCCAGAACACCGCAAACGCGCCATTCAGTGGTGGTTACTGCATTGCGTTGGATGTTGAAACCGTCAACAAGAAGTTCGGTATCGCGCAGATTGTCGAGAAGCAGAATTGCAATGGCCTGCTCGGTCAAGAAGTGACACTGTCGTTCAAGGCTCGCGTCACCAGCGTTACGAAGCTCGACAATGTCAAGTGTGCGATTGTCGCTTGGAGCGGTACGGCGGACAGTGTGACGAGCGACATCGTGAGTTCTTGGAATGTTGAGAACACCAATCCGACGTTGATTGCCAATGCGACCTACGAGAACACGCCGGCAAATCTCAATGTCACAACGTCTTGGCAGACGTTCTCTGTTACTGCCACCGTAGACACGGGTAGCGCAAACAACATCATCGTGTTCATCTGGTCTGACGTGACAGACACCACGCTCGGCGATTTCTTGCTTGTCACCGACGTGAAGTTGGAGAAGGGTTCGACGGCAACGACGTTTATGCGCGACAATTTCTCTACGGAACTGCTGAAGTGCCAGCGGTATTTCGTGTGCTCAATCAATACCGCCGGCATGACTTGGAGTGAGGTTGGCTTTGTTTTTTCTCCATACGTTCTCGTTTCATCTAGTTATCAGCAGAGAATCGTGTTTCGCGTACCAATGCGAATATCGCCAGCCGTCACAAGGGAGGGAAGTTGGGCGATTGTCAATACCCCCGCGCAGCCAACAATTACAGTCAATTCTAATAGCGTAATTTTCGCGGCAACTGCTACCGCCAACGGAGCAGCTTCTGCCATTGCTAGCGGGGCCGGTACTGGTTGGTATGCAACTGCCGAAATGTGATTCAAATGAGTGCGCCACACCACGACGAACTGTTCCTCGCCATTGGCCGCCTTGAAGGCAAGGTTGATTCGCTGCTCTCCATGCAGCAGATGGCTCAAGACGAGCTCAAGGACCACGACGCACGGCTGCGTAACTTGGAACACACCCGTGGCTATGTCATGGGATGGAGCGCGGCTATTGGGGCAATTGCCTCGTTTGCCGTGACCGCACTAGGTAAACTGTTGAACTGAGGACCAACATGCCTACCGACATCGTTATTGCAACTGACAAGCCTGGTTACACGACTACTGGTCGCGTCACCGCTAGTTCATCGACATACGACGCTGCTGTTGCTACCGCGACCGCACCATCGACTACAAGCCAGACGGCTCTGCTCGTGACCAATCTTGGTGATAAACCGAGCCTGTTGCGCATCTTGCCGTTCCACAACAATAATGCTGCTACGAGCGTCGGAGTTCGTGTGGTTGGCTGGACCAGCGTTCCTTCTACTGGCGGAACGGTGCTGTACTTCCCTACTGTGCTTGCCGATCTGACCCTTGGTTTTACCTCTGGTTTGGTTCCGAGCATCAGCCTGAACGGCAATACTGAATACACATTCAGCAGCGCAACTGTTGGAGCTGGTGTCCCAACTGTCAATCTGTACAGCCCTGCTACAGCCGCTTCGGCCAACGTGCAGCCTGCGTCCGCTGTCATTGATTGCATCGGTCATCAGTACATCACGCTGCAATTCAAGTCATCGACCGGAACGATGGGCGCACTCTACGCCTTCATCTGAGGACATCCATGCGGACAGACCTGTCCCGATTCAACCGTCCTGCGTCGCCATCAACGATGCGTCGGATGTTGACGTTTTCGCAGGACGGCAATGCGCCTGGAATCAACGGGTCAAAGTTGGCTGCCTCATTCCTGCGTGACGCGGCAGCCGGCGGTAACTCGGTTGACATTGTCACTATCGGAGACAGCAACACGGGATACTCGCAAGGTGGGTTTGGTGGCGGTGGCGGTGGATGGACTAGGGGATGGCTGCGTTCAATGAATGACGCTGGCATTCAAACCTATTCCTCGCCTATGGGCCCCGTGATGAGCACGAGCGGTCCGACTATCACGGCTGAAGTTTTGCGAGAGGATGATGGAACTACCGTCACAACGCTTGCCGGTTTTTACTCAAATGTTGAATCGCCTTATGGGGCCGTAGTTCGTGGTTCGGCATCTGGACCAGCAAACGTAACGACGCTGCTGGTTCCAGCTACGACATTCATTCCATATGGAGTTACTGGTTGGGACTATGCGTACATCCCGTCTGGTTCCAGTGCACAAAGTTTTGGACAGGCTAACGCGACCTATCCCGGTGGCGCAGCACCGAATCCAGCACTTCCAACATGGTGCCAACCAGGCACAGATGTCATATATCGCACCGTGTATGTCACAAGCAGCACGGTTGGCGGTTCTTTCAATCCAACTGTTTACCGTGTGACAGGTGGATCTTACATCGCTCATGCGACCAAGAGTCAAAGCACGTTTTCTGCAACTGGACCAGAACTCGCGTCAACCGACTTGTCATTCAAGATGCCACAAACCACGCCGGCATCTGCGATAATTTTCGGGTGGAACTACATCGGGTTCGGTTACGGGCCTTGCCAAATCAGCATGGACTGTTTGTACAAGGTTGCTCGCGGTGGAGCGGTCAACCAGTTGCATTATGGCAGTGGACAAAGTACCGCCACAATCGCCAGCGTTATTACTGGAGCTTCGTCTAGTGGTCGCAAGTTCTTGCAGAATTACCTAGTTTCACTTCGTAATCGTCAGATCGCTGCGGGTGGTAGTGGTCGCGTGATCGTTTGGATCAATGCAGGAATCAACTCTGCTGTCGGCGGTTCTAGTTTTGTTGGAAGCATGTCATCAATGATTTCAGCAATCAGGTCAGAGTGGGCAGCAATTGGTGCAAGTGCCAACGACTTGGCATTCGTGTGCTCTGCAACCCACCCTCTGGATACGGATTACGGCGGCACAACCGAAGCGACATTGTCTGAGGATCGTGCTTGGCTCAATACGTTTGCAGCAGGGTCACGAGATGTCACGGCCGTTGATTTATCGGCGCTAATTTCAGCAAGCCAAATGACAGCGAATGGCTACTACGCCGGAGCAGGAGCCAACGAGGCGCATTTGTCTCAAGCCGGCTACTACGAATTGAGCCGACGCATGATGGCAAACCTCATTGCGTCAGCATGAAACATTTGATGCTGATTATGGTGTTGACAGGTTGCAGCCCTGTGGCACGTATTGCTGACAGGACCAACGAGATCCGCAACGAGGCGCAGACTCTGCGTCACCACGGCCAGCAGGCCGACGACGCTGTTGTTGTGCACCATGCCGATGTCATTGACGGGCTGGCAGCCGACATCCACGGTGAGCTTCCGGGCGTTCAGGACAAGGTTCCGGCTTGGCTGTCTACCCTGCGGTGGTGGGGTATCGCGTTGGCCGGCGTGGCGGTGGCGTTTGTCCTGTGGCAGAGCGGTGCCTTCACGGCCCTGCGGATTGCCATTGGGTGGCTACCGAGGCGCCAGGTTGCCACGGCTGAACTGGCTGCTGATATGCTAGACCCGTCCCGCCCGGAGTCCGAGCGGGAGTTTGTGGCGGCGATGCGGGCGCGTGACCCGGTCTTCGATGCCGCCTATCGCCGACTCAAGAAAGGCAAACGATGATCCTCGCCTCTGCGTTCTCCGACTTCCTCGGCAACATCTGGTTCGCCTGCCTCGCCCTCGCCCTCGGCGTGGGCGCCGGTTGGGTGCTGCGCGGCAAGTACGGCAGCAAGATCTGAGACAAATCCCGCCATATGGTGGGCAGGCCCGGCGCGTAGCTCCATGCGTGTCGGGCCTGTTGTCGTAATGGAAAGCCCCCGGCTTCCCGCATCATGCGTTCCACCGGGGGCGAGGATGAGACTGAGACGTTTGGTCAGCGTACCCGCAGGCTGGTTCCGCGATCCATCAGGGAGCAGCCGACGACCTCCTCGCCGGCCTCGAGCGCTTGGCGGATCGTGTCGGCGTCCGGCTCTCGCTTGACGCGCACGAACTTGCCGTCCCACAGGTCCATTGCGGTCGGGTCGATGGCAATTGGCACCTTGCCGCCGTTGCGCTGCACCGAGATCTTGAACCGCTCGGTGTCGATCTTGAGGCGTCCGGTACCCTCCATTGCGCCCTTGAGGCGTTCCTTGAGGCGTTCGGCTAGTGCCGAGTCGCAGCCAGCCAGTTCCCGCATGCGGCGGGCTTCAGCGGTGCGGGCCTCGGCACGGGCCTCCAGCTCCTTGATGACAAGGACGTAGTCCTCGGCCTTCTCGGTCAAAGCGGCGTCGAGCCCCTCGAGGACGGTGGCGAGTTCGGCCTGCACCTCGGGCGATTCCGGGGTGTCGAGCAGTCGGTCAACGATGGTGGCGAGGTCAGTCGAGATGGCGTAAAGGCTCATATGTGATCCTTTCTCAGAACGGGAGTTCGGTGGTGGGAGCTGGGACTGTCACGTTGGGCTGCCGCCAGCGCATGATGGTGAGGATGCCGTTGACACGGGAGAGTTCGAGCGTGCCCTCGCCGGCGTCCTTGGCGAGCGTCACGAACTCAGGAACGTCGGTGGTGATCCACGCGGTGCCGTGCTCGCCGTCGATCTGGATGGCGACTGGCTTGCCCTTGCGCTCGGCCACGCGAAGGACGACGGCCTTGCCCTCCCAGTTGTCCGGGTACTTGTCGGCGGGCGCGACCGGCCTAGAGGGCTCCTTGACGGCCTCGACGGTCTCGATGGGCCTCGGGGTGGGTGCGGCCTTGGCAGGGGCAGGGGCGGGCTTTGCGGGGCTGCTGGTGCGGTCCTGACGGTCTTGCTCACCGTCCTCGTCCTCCTCGCCGACGATGCCGGCGATTGCCGCTGCGCTGTACCGGCGCAGGTATGTGCAGATCGACCCGAGTGTCTGGACGGTTGCCCGCTCTGGGAACGGCATGCTGACCGTCTCGGCGATGAACTCACCGCTGGTGTGCATGACGGTCGTCTCGACCGACACCATGCCGTTGTCGGTGTTGATTGACTGGACGAGCGTCAGACCCTGCGCTGCAAACGGAACACGGATGGCGTTCAGGATGGCGCCTAGGCTGGCGTAGCGGTTCTTGAAGTGCGGGTTGACGCTGTCGAGGTTGGGGTTTCTGATCTGGGTGTTGGCGAGCGCCAGCGAACTGGCGAGCGCCCCGATGGTCTGACTAGTACGCATGTGCATCCTCAATGTGTCGAACACCACGTTCGACGCGGGAACTGTATACAGCCCCTTATACGTTGTCAACGGGCTGCGTAAGAAATCGTGACAAAGGTTTCTGACTGCGACCCGTAACGCTTATGTGCGTTCAGCCACACGACTTGCGAGTCATCGACCATCACGACGCCGGTCAGACCGTCGAGCAGGGCGCGGCACAGCTTGTCGATGTCAGGCTTACCCGGGTGCAGCGGAGCGGTCTTGGTGAGTTCGCCAGCCTTGCGCCAGTGACTCTTGGGCCGCTCAAACACGAACTCGGCGCTGATGGTGCAGGCGACCGCAGCCGGCGGCCCGACCCAAGCACGCCCAGCCTCATAGGCGACGGCGGCTCGCCACGGCTTCAGGCGCTTGCACTGGTCGAACATCACCGTCCGACCGTTCTTCAGGCGCACCAGGCGCTTGCTCCCTTGCGGTGCTGCCATACCCGGCACGGTGAATTCGATCAGGCGTTCGCTCATAGGTCAGGAGTTTCTGCTTGAGCTCGTTGCACCCGCGCATGAGGAGCGCCATCTCGTTTCGCAGGTAGATGATTTCATCGCGTGCCTCGGCCAAGATCGGGCTGACGAACGGCTGGACATCAATGCGGTCGATGATGTCCTCGTCAGTCTCGGGCATCACGTGTCCCTGTGCATGTATCGCAGTGTGTCCTGATGCTTTGTCATCAGATCCTGTAGCGCGATCCGCGCCCGCATGTGCGCTGCACGCAGATCCTCGATGCGTTGCTCGAGCAGGCTTGCCTGTAGCGTCCGCAAAGCCAAGGCAGTACGGCACTCTCGCACCAACGTGACACCGTCCAGGTCCGGCGCGTTGCCGGCCAAGTACGAATCAATCCGGCGCATCAGGTCGTCGTGCATCATCTTCCTCAATGATAGTGGTGCGCCAGATAGCGATTTGCATTGGTGCGCTAACGCGAACCTTGGTCGCCTTCTTGCTGCTCGGTCTGAACACGGCGACAACCTTGTCCTCGAGCGTCAGGATGGCGGACTCGCCACCCTTCAGCGTCAGGACCACGGTGCCGAAGTCAGCTGGGATGCGTGTCTGCTTCAAGGTCATGTTGTGCCTCCTTGCACATGGTTATTTCAAAACAATCCCAACCTCGCTGCTTGATTTCCTGCGCCAGTTCCGCCCACGAACACCGCTCCTTTATCCACAGCAGGACTTCCCGCCTCGCCTCGTCGCGCTCGCGCTGCATCAAGTCTCTGTCTTCACACGCTAGGCGATGCTCTTCCGTCATCACCTCTAATTCCCGCCTCGCCTCGTCGCGCTCGGCGCGGAGACGGTCGATGGTGTCGGCTGCTTCGTCCGCGATCAGACTCATGCAGTCGCGGCGGAGTCGTGTCGTAATGTCATCACTCACGGCTGTCATCCTTCCTCCAGAACACACGATTGAACTCCTTTCGGATCTTGTCGCAGATGTTCGACCGCTCGTCGAACATGTCGTGAGTGTTTCCATGTCCATCGACAACCTTGTCGTAGTTGCACAGAACTCCCTCCACGATTGCCATAGTGCGGTTCAGCACTTTGTTCCTGGCAAATCCGTCACGCTCTCCCATGTCGCGCTTGGTGAGCCAGTCCGCATATTCGGCGCACTGTTGTTCGTCTCGGTCGTTGACACGTCGTAGCAGTCGCAGCATGCGTTCTTCGCCAGGCATATCCATGCTGGCTCGCAACTCCTCAATCTCGCCGATGGCCTCTGTTGCAATACTGTTGACCTCGGTGTATTCGCCAACGCCCAACAACTCGGCCAGTGCCGCGATTGGTTCTTTGGTTTCGTTTGCCATGTGGTTCCTCAGAACGGGATGTCGGTGTCGGGGATGGGACGATGCACGGGCGCCTTGGCCGGCGCCGCCGGGGCATCCTCGCGCTCACGCGGCAGGCTGAACTTCAGCGACAGCATCTCGGTCCCCTTGCTCGTTGTCTTCGTCCAGGCGGCGATCTCCATGACCACCCCATTGACCATGCAGTTCCCGCGCCAATCGGGCTGCCGGTCGTGCTGCTTGCGGTTGTGAAACATCGCTCCGGTGTCAGGCTTTGGTTCGTAGCTCATCGCGCATCTCCATAATCCTGCGTTGCAGGATTTGATCGTGCTGCTCAAGGTCTTCGATACGAGTCACCGCAGCGGTAAGCAACTCGTCCATCCACGGGTCAATCCGATTGCGAGGGAAGTCACTGGCTGCCTTCCGCAGGCGTTCCTTCAGTTGTTTTTCAAGTGCTCCCATTTTGTGCCTCATACGCGGCGATACGCTCGCCGATCCATGCCATGCAATTGCAGGCCATGCTGTTCCCGAGTGCCTTGTACCTGGGGCCGTCTGGGCATTGCTCGGCAGGCTTGCCACGGTACGGGATCATCGTCCAATCGTCTGGGAAACCTTGAAGACGCTCGCATTCGCGGGGCGTGAGGCGACGGACAGTCATCGACTGCGAAACAAGTGGTGTACCGCGCCCGGTTCCGTCCTCGCTTGCGTTGAAGCCCTCGCCGCGGAGTGTGTGCGCCACCGCGATAGTCGCATCGCCACGGCTGCTGCCAGTCCCCATGCAATGGGTCGATCCGTCCGTGTTGCTGATGGGATCTTGTGTCGGGTGGAACGCCACCGCCACCGTAGTAGCCCTCGTATCGCCTTGGTCGAACAGCGAAAGCGTCGGGTTGACCTGGCCGTCCACCCATGTCTCATCGTCGCTCGTTGACTGGGCTCGCTTCGCCTTCGTGAACGGGACGGGCTGCGCGATCACCGGGTGATTCATCTCGTGGAACCCGCTCGCGCCCTGCGAAGCTCGCAGCGCGGCGACGGCATCGTCCTGTTGCAAGCCGTCGCGGTCGTTCTGCCGTCGGTAGGCGGTCGGCTGCAAGACCGCGCCGAAGTTGTCCTTGTCGGGCATCCGTTGCGCGCCGTTGGCGTTTTGCTTCGTCAGCGTCCCGGCGCAGTCGCTTCCGTCCCACCAGCAACCGCCTCCAGCGCCGACTTCAGCATCGGCGGCAACGCCTTTCCCCTTCGCTCGGCGCGCCTCAAGATTCCGCTGCAAGCCTTCGGCGAGAGCGAATACTTCGCCGGGAGCGGCCCAGTCTCGAGCACCTCGCTCAATGAGGCGACCAACGACGAAGACCCTGCGGCGACGCTGCGGGACGGCTCTGGGCCATCGCCCCACTCGCAGGTATTGAGCGTCAAGCACCCGATAGGCCCACCCATACCCGAGTTGCCCCAACGCGCCGAGGAAGGTTCCAAAGTCCCGTCCTCCGTTGCTCGACAGAACGCCGGGGACATTTTCCCAGACGAGCCATCTCGGGCGCAGTCGATCAGCGATCGCCAGGTAGGTGAGCATGAGGTTTCCGCGTGGGTCGGCGAGTCCTTGTCGCAACCCGGCGACGCTGAATGACTGACATGGAGTACCTCCGACCAGAAGGTCGATTGCACCTCGGGTGATGGGCCACGATTCATGCTTCGTCATGTCTCCGTAGTTGGGGATGTTGGGGAAGCGATGCGCGAGCACCGCCGCCGGGAAGGGTTCGATCTCCGAGAAGCCAACTGGCTCCCACCCGAGGTGATGCCAAGCCACGCTCGCGGCCTCAATGCCGCTGCACACACTCAAGTATCGCATCGTGCGTACTCCCGTGCGGCCTTGGCCGCGTAGCCGTCCGTGGCTCTCCGGCGCTTCCCAATTGCGCCCCGTGGCCCTCCGTTGTGGATCCTCGACACCGTGTCAATCGACCAGTCAGGTGCGTAGCGGGACAGGTAGGCGATGACAACGCGCCTGGCGTATTCAGGATCGGTCACGTCGGTGTACGGGCGCGAGCTCAACGATTTGTCGTATTCGCATGCGTCCTTCCAGTACACCTCCCAGATCTGGAAACGACCAAGCGCCTTGCCGTTGTCACCGACAGCGCGGTCAGGCTGACGCTCGCCGCCTGTTTCGACGGCTGCGATGGCGGTCAGGATGCGGTTGACATCCGTGCCGGCAGGCGGCGGAACGACCAGCGCGGATGCGATGATGGCTGCGATCATCGCGTACCCCTTGGCTGCTCTCGCATAAGTTCCTTCTCGCACCCGTGCGCGTCGAACGCAGCCGTGATGCCGGCTGGCAGGTCAGGCATGTGCATTTGGTGACCGTTGACGAGAACTCCCTCAAGCGTCCAGGTCCACAGTTTCCACGCGGTGGACGGGTACGAGGTACCGTGCTGGTCGAATTCCTCGTACGACTCCTCGCTCCACTGCGCGGTGATGATGCCGACAACGTGGTTTTCCTGCGCGAACTCGATGGCCTTGACGTTGTCGTCATCCAGCCAGTCCAGATCGAGGTCGATGGTGTGCTCGGTAATCACGCGATCCTCCAAACCCGCACAAGGCGGCGATGAGTGCTGACTCGGGCAGACTGGCGAACGTCGCCAGTCCAGACGAATCCCTCGCGGAACACGCTGCCGGCTGCATTGCCTAGGTCAGCGTAGTTCATGCCGGCTGCTGCCATGAGCGCCGCCACATCGTCGGCGGTCACGGTGCCGTGCTGCGCTGCGTACTCGTGGGCAAACAGCCGGGCCTGCGTCAGCAGGAGCTCACGGGCCTGCGCGGCCAGTGACATGCCGGCATCACGCCGACGTGCTGCCTCAACAATGTCGAACAGGGGTAGGCCGTGCATCACAGCCCCCCTTCGGCGTCGGAGTGGATGTGCCCGGTTGAGTCCATTGCCCCGCCGTAGTCGGGCTCAGGCTCGTCAGCCCGCGTTTCATCGGCAACGGCTGCGCGGTACTTGGCGACGGCAGCCTTGACTGCCTCGCGCCGCGTGAATCCCACAGCCCACACGGAAGGGGAAATCTCGGCAATCCAGTTGGGCTTGCCGTCTGGCTTGCAGGTCAGAACGGAACGGATACCAGCTTCACGCTCAGCGCTGGTCACATCAAGAAACTTGAACGGTGAGTGGTGCATGTCATCCTCTTTCTGCCGCGTCATGCGGCGTTGGTGGTCTTGCGGTACCAAGGAATCGCCTTGTTGACGGCTTCGCTGCGGGTGTTCGCAAACTGCCAGCCGGCATAACCCTCCGCGCCCCATCGCCATCCTAGGCGTTGGCTGTAGATCCTGATGATGGCCACAATGTCGGACTTGCGTTCGGCATCGGTCACGGTGAAGCACTTCATGGTTGGTGTGGATTCCCACATGTCATCCTCTTTCTGCCACGTCATGTGGCTGGGTGGACTATACAGCCCTGTATATCGTGCGTCAAGTGTGTCAACATGAGCATTTGCCAATTTTTTTGGTTGTAGCCGTTTGCATTATTCGGGTCCGTAATCTGATGTCGTGCCTGATCGTGACCTGCGCACAGTTCCACGCATCGCACGCGAACTTGCAAACAAAGCTTCGCGTCGGCATACGCATGATGCATCGGACATTACGGGGAAGATCGGTGTTGATCTCCTCCCTGTCGGAACGACAAACACCACGGTGTGTGCCGGCGACGATGCACGACTGAGCGATTCCAGGCGACCGGACGCACACACGCACGGCATTGGTGAGCTGACACAGTCAGGCGCAACCAGCGGTCAGGTCATCGCTTGGGATGGATCAGCGTGGGCTGCGACGACCCCGACGGCGGCAGCCATCACAAATGCCACGGCAGCGTTGGCATCGGACGTTGCCTTGAGCGTCAGCAATCAGTGGTACGACGGACCGAGCATTTCCCTGTCGGCTGGGACATGGTTGGTTATGGCGCACGCGACACACAACAGAGCAGCAACGACTGCTGCCACGCGATTCCTGCGCATCACGAACAAGACCACGCATTACGCCAGTACCTCGGAATACCACCCGAGTGTGAACCCGAACAGCGCAAACCTATTTGTTGCAGCCACGGTTGTGTTGGCCTCAACGACTACGATCTATATCCAAGCAGCGACCAGCGTTGGATCGACTGCCGAACTGCTCAAGGCAGCTACCGCTACCAATGGCAGCGGCAACAACGCCACACAAATCAACGCGATCAAACTGGCATGAGCGCGACCATCGTCCAGCATCAGCCAGGTTCGTTCACCGTGGAGATGAACGGTGATTCGTTGAGTGCGGGATGGGAGCAGTACTTCCTGCTGGTCTCCGATGCCCACATCGACAACGCCCACGCCGACCGCAGCATGTTCGAAAAGCACATGCGGCAGTGCCGCGAGCGTGGTGCATACTGGATGTCTAATGGTGACTTCCTGTGTTTGATGCAGGGGAAGTGGGATCCGCGTAGCGACACCAGCGCCTGCCGGCCAGAGCATCAGCACGGCAAGTACCTCGACACCGTGATCCGAACGACAGCCGATTACATCGCTCCGCACGCCGACATGGCGATGATCTTTGCTCCAGGCAATCACGAAACTGCCGTAAAGCGCCGTCACGAAACGGACATGAACGAGCGTCTGGTTGAGGCGGCAAAGGCTCGCAATCCGCAATGCCAAGCACACGCCGGCAGCTACGCAAACTGGGTGCGATTCCTTGTGCGGCAGAAGGACCGTCGCCAGGTCGTAGGCAACAGCATCGTGATGTACATGCACCACGGATACGGCGGAGGCGGACCCGTGACCCGAGGCACGATCCAGACCGCACGCATGGCCGTGTACCTGCCCGACGCCGACATCATCTGGACAGGCCACACGCACGACGAGTGGATCATGCCGATTCAGCGGGCGCGTTTGTCCCTGCACGGTCGCCCGTATCTCGACCGCGTGATGCACGTACGCAGCCCCGGCTACAAGGACGAGTTCAGCGAGCAGAATGGTTGGGCCGTCGAGAAGGGCATGCCGCCGAAGCCCAAGGGTGCGCTCTGGCTGCGGTTCTACATGGATCATGCTCGGGTCAACGGAACACCAGCGCGTAGACTTCGCTACGAAGTGCGCGAGGCGCAGTAACTGACCATTTCAGAAGGACAGATAGGAGAACACATGCCGACACCAGCCAAGGGCAAACGATTCGCGAAGACCGTTCGCAACCCAGAAACCGGACGCACCCGCACCGTGAGCTACGGTCAGGCCGGCAAGGCCAAGGGCGGCGGCGACCGCATCAAGCCCGGAACCGCCAAGGGTGACGCATACTGCGCACGCTCATTCGCGCAGATGAAGCAACACCCCAAGGCTGCACGAGATCCGAACAGCCCGCTCCGGCTTTCGCGTGCTAAGTGGAAGTGCAGCGGCAAGACATCGAGGAAGTAAACATGGCAAAGAAAGCAGCAAAGCGCGGCCTGTACGCAAACATCAACGCTCGTCGGGCCGCCGGCACTAGCCGACCCAAGTCCAAGAGCACCGTCAGCCCGTCCGCGTACAAGGCGATGAAGCGCGGATTCAAGTGAACCACCATGCGTGTTCGCCTGGGCCAACGGTACTGGGTGTTTAGGTTCGTGAATCACCTCACCAACTTTGGTGAGGTCGAGCACGGCGACAGCGCCGACACGCGCATCATCCGCATTCGACGCGGGCAGTCAGAGCAGGAAATGCTTGACACGATCATCCACGAGGCGCTCCACGCCGCAAGGCCGGAGCTTGACGAGGATGCCGTCGCTTCGACCGCCAACGACATAAGCCGCCTGCTGTGGAAACTTGGTTACAGGCTTACGGACCCCAAATGACCTCGGAGTTGCGCCGGTAGTTGCTGACGGTCGGACGTGCCGAGGGTCGCACGAAGTGCTTGTCGTTGAACAACAGGTGGTTGTTGGGCAGCAGCGCGAACTGGCCGCCGTCCAAGTGCACCATGTTTAGCGGCTTGTGCTCATCGGGATATCGGCTGAACCCGTCCCGCCAATCCACCATGATCCCAGTGTGACGACCGTGCAATGCTGGTCCACGAACCGACGAGCAAACTAGTCCCTCGAGGTAGTGGCAATGCCAGGCCTCAATGTCCTCGCCCATCGCGCCCCATGGTTGCAATGTCAGCGGCTGCTCCATGAACGTGTACGTGGTGCTGATGAGATGCCAGAGCATGCCTGACCAGTGTGCGCCGCTTTCGAGAAGGACGTGGCCCATGATCGCTTGCCCGGGCCGGCAGTAGATGCCGTGCAAGATGCCGCGAGTCGTGCCGGCTGGCATTTCGGGCCCGAGCGCGACATTGTTCACATTGACATAGATGTGGTACGGCAGGTTGCAGTGACGCATGGCGGTAGGATAGGGGCGCGGTGACGTCGGATTCGACTGCCGACATGGGTGCTGCCTGAAGGCCGCGAGGTACGCCGCAGCGCCGGAACATTGGGGTAACGAACCTGCCGCCGGGGACAGACGCTCAGGCGTTGTGTCCCATTGCGCTACAGATGTCCAAATGTGTAGTGCATTTGCTCCAACATCCGATGAAATGACACGCTAGACTGTGACCCCAGAGCGAGTGCAAACGCTCAACAACCCAACCTGGGGGGCAGCGGGTCAGCTCGCACTCGCTCCCCGCTGTCTCCTCAGGATTTCATTTGTCCGCTACATGGCGGACGGAAGGCAGAATCATGCATTGGTTTCCCCTGTACACGAAGGAATGGGCCGCGTCGGTCGGCCACATGTCGGCTGCGCAGCGCGGGATCTACATCAGCCTGCTGGTGTTCCAGTGGGACAACGGCAGCGTGCCAGACTGCATGGAGCAATGCGCACGCATTGCGGGCGCAATGCAGATGCAGGAAGGTGACTGGCTGATAATTAGAGACAAGTTCAAGCGCAGCGACGAGGACGGTCGGCTGCGAAACGCGAAGTTGGAGAGCGTCCGTAGCACGCAAGTCGAGAAGGCAGAAGCAGTTAGCAACAACGCGAAGCGTGCTGCGGCAGCCCGTCACAAGCGCCCAGAACCATGCGCACGCACTGCGCCCGCAATGCCGACGCAATGCGCGAGCAATGCGCGAGCATTGCCCACGCAATGCCATTCAGAGTCAGAATCAGAATCAGAGTCAAAGAGAATCAAAACCCCCCCTACCCCCCTTCCTCGAGACGCGATGCGACGTCTGTTGCTGCGTGAGCCGGCCTGGCGTACACGGGTCGAACGGGCGGGGGCGGGGGATTGGTATGTCAATGGGGAGGACGGACAGCAGAGGCTTGTGACCGAGGACGAAGTCATCGCCGAGGGCATCACCGTGATGACCGCCAAGGTTGAGCAGGAGCGCGAGCTCACGCTCGCCAAACTGCGCACGAACGGACTGTCCGACGGCGATGCCGACGCCATGTACCGACGCTGGCTAGCCGAGTACCTCGACGGCGGTCCGTCACCAGCGACAGTCGTGCGCAACGATCTCGCCGACAAGAGCGTCCGGAACATCGCAGCCGTGTGGAGGGCACGACTCGCCGCCCCGTACAATCCCGGTCATGGCACGCAAGCGCAAGTCGTCGAAGCAGGTGCTGCTGGCGGGCCTCGATGACTGCATCCTCGGCGTGCACTACCCCCGCGCCGGCGAGGCAGGGCCGCCCGTGGTCGTCTACAGCGCGGACATGATCGCAGCCCGCCTACGCGACGATCAGGGCATGACCCAGGTCGAGGCACGGTGCTTCGTCACCGACGAAATCGAGGCACGCTGGATGGGGCCAGGCACACCCCGGCTGGTCTGGGCGGCAACTATCCAAGATTTCGGAATAAACAGCACCAAGGACTGATATAATCACGCCATGATCGTACGAAGCTTCGATGACTGGAAGGCCGCCGTGCGCGAGCACATGGCACAGACCGGACAGGTCACCAACGCGCTGGCTGTCCGCATGGACGCCGAAGACCGCATGGCCGCACACAACGTGCGGTGCCTGCTTTCTGACGCACCAAAGATCCGCCGCAAGGGATGCAACCTCGCCAGCGCAATCGCCATCGCCGAATCCGTTGGACTGGAAATCCATCTTTCATACAAGAATGAAACCTGATGCCAAGCAAATCACCCGCACAGAAGCGCCTGATGCAGGCGGCAGCGCACTCCCGGTCGTTCGCAAAGAAGGTCGGCGTCCCTATGTCCGTCGCAAAGAAGTTCGTGCGGGCGGACAAGGCGAAGGCAGCCAAGCGCCGCGCCCGATAGGCCGACCGCCAGAGCCCGTCCCTCAAGACCTAGCCGACGAACTCGTTGCATGGTTGGCCGCTGGCAAGCCGCTGCGGGAATGGTGCAGACTTGAAGGCAAGCCGCATTTCACCGTGGTCTACGACTGGAGGGCCAAAGATTCAGCGTTTGACCTACGCATCGCGCAGGCGCGTGAGGACGGGCATGACGTGATCGCCGACGAGTGCAAGGAACTGGCCGACACCAAGCCAGCCGATCAGGTCGAGGTCGCATGGCGTCGCCTCCAGGTTGAGACGCGGCTCAAGCTCCTCGCCAAGTGGAACCCCAAGAAGTACGGCGACAAGGTCGGCGTGGACCATGCCGGCGGCGTGAACCTGACCGTCATCACGGGCGTGCCAAGTGCCGATAAGTCTTGACTACAACCCGCGGCAATGGCAGCGGGAATGTCACCTGAAGCGCAAGAGGTTCACCGTTCTCGCGCTGCACCGACGTGCTGGCAAGACGGAACTTGCCATCATGGAGCTTCTTGACAAGGCTCTGAAATGCAAGCAGCCGCTCGGGTTCTACGTGTACATCGCTCCGTTCCTTCGCCAGGCCAAAGCCATCGCTTGGGCGCGTCTGAAGGACAAGCTTCGCCCGATGCGCACAACCGGGGCCATCGACATCAACGAGGTGGATCTGGCCGTCGTGTTCAAACACAACGGCGCGACCATCCGCCTGTTCGGCGGCGACAACCCCGACGCCCTGCGCGGCGTCCGTCTCGACGGCTGCGTGATTGACGAGGTCGCGCAGATCAAGCCCGAGGTCTGGACCGACATCGTGCAGCCTGCCCTGTCCGACCGCAAGGGCTGGGCGATGTTCATTGGGACGCCGTCTGGCATCAACCTGTTCAGCGAGCTGTTCTACCGCTCCAACGGCCTCGAGGACTGGTGGTCTGCCCTTTATACCGTCGATGATACGGACGCCATCGACCGTGACGAGGTCAAGCGCCTGCGCCGCGACATGCCAGAGTCGGCGTTCGCACGCGAGTACCTGTGCGACTTCAGCGCAGCCGGCGACGATCAGCTCATTACGCTGTCCGACGCTGAGTCAGCGGCACGGCGCCGATACTCAGACGGCGACATCATTGACGCGCCGCTCGTTGTCGGCGTTGACCCGGCCCGGTTCGGTGATGACCGTAGCGTCATCATGCTGCGCCAAGGGCTAGTAGCGTTCGAGCCGCAGATTTACCGAGGCATCGACAACATGAGCCTGGCAGGTCGGGTAGCCAACGTCATCGAGGAGCGCGACCCGGACGGCGTGTTCATCGACGTCGGCGGCGGGGCAGGCGTGATCGACCGCCTGCGACAGTTGGGCTATGGGATCGTGGAAGTGAACTTCGGCGGCAAGCCCAACAACCCCGGCCTGTTCGTCAACAGGCGCACCGAGATGTGGTGGACGATGCGGGAATGGCTCGAGCAGGGCGGCTCGATCCCCAACGACCCGTTCCTGAAGGCCGAACTCGCCACCCCAACGTACTCGTACGACAGCAACGGCAGACGGGTGCTTGAGTCCAAAGACGAGATCAAGCGCCGGCTACAGGGTGGGGCGAGCCCGGACATCGCCGACGCGCTAGCGCTGACGTTTGCGTTCCCCGTCGGCAAGCAGCTCCCACGCGAGGTGCGCGACCGCATCGACACTCGGCCAGGAGACTACGACCCATACGAGGGCATGGAATGATCCGACTAGCAACCCGCGATGACGTTCCTGCGATGCTGACGATGGGCAGGCAGTTCATCCAGTTCAGCGAGTACAGGACGTTGAACGACCATCTAACCGACGAGCAACTAGCGAACGGTATAAGCGCGGTCGTTGACTGTGGCGTGTCGTTCGTTGCGCTCGACGGCGAGCGCATCATCGGCGGCATCCTTGGCGTGGTCGGCCCGCTCTGGTTTGCGCCGCACGTTCAGACCGCCGTTGAGCTCGCGTGGTGGGTTGACCCTGCGCATCGTGGCATGGCAGGCATCAGGCTCATGCAGGCGTTTGAGGGAGAGGCCAAGCAACGCGGTTTGAAGTACGTGGCGATGAGCGATCTCGTGATGAATGGGCGAGATGAGACACCTGCCGCAAGAATCCTCGGCATCATGGGTTACACTCTGACCGAACGGATGCATTCCAAGGAGATTTGACATGGCAGCGATTAGCACCCTTGCCGCAATGGCGGCAGCAACGGCAGCGATGGCAGGAACTGGGTACGCGATCTCTTCAGGTGAGCGTGCCAATAAGGCGCAGGAACAGGCACTCGGCGAGCAGCGTCAGGCTCAGAACCAGGCCGCCGCGCAGGCCGCATCGCAACAGCGCCGCAGTGCGCAGCGTATGGCAGCAGCCAACCGTCGGCAGCCCAATATGTCGGCAATCATGGAAGGCGCGGCTGAGGGCGCAGGGGGCGGACCGAGCAGCACCATGCTGACCGGACCGACTGGCGTCAACCCGATGGATCTGTCTCTCGGGCGCAGTTCACTCCTTGGAGGGTAATCGTGAGCGAATACACCAGCGACGCACAGTCATACCCAAGCGCACCGACACGCGACAAGTTGTTCACGCGATGGGGGCAGCTCAAGTCTGAGCGGGCGTCGTGGCTTTCGCACTGGCAGGAGATCACGACCTACCTGCTCCCGCGCAACGGGCGCTACTTCCGCCAGGACCGCGACAAGGGCTGGCGCCGGCACAACAACATCTACGACAACACGGGCACCCGCGCACTGCGCACGCTCGGCGCTGGCATGATGGCGGGCGCCACGAGCCCAGCGCGTCAATGGTTCCGCTTGGCAACCGCCGACCCGGAACTGAACTCGTACCAGCCAGTCAAGTTGTGGCTGGACGACGTAACGCGCCGCATGCAGTTGGTGTTTCAGAAGTCCAACACCTACCGCGCCCTGCACACGATGTACGAGGAACTCGGCGCGTTCGGTACGGCCACGAGCATCGTGCTGCCCGACTTCAAGAACGTCATCCACCACTACCCCGTCACGACTGGCGAGTTTTGCATCGCTACCGACGCGCAGGGCCGCGTTGACACGCTGTACCGCGAGTTCGAGATGACGGTCGCCGCGATGGTCAAGGAGTTCGGCTACAAGAACTGCTCGGTCACCGTGCGCAACATGTGGGATCGCGGCACGCTTGACCAATGGATTCCGGTCATCCACGCCATTGAGCCGCGTTCCGACCGCGACCACAAGAAGCGCGACAACAAGAACATGGCGTGGGGTTCGTGGTACTTCGAGGTCGGCGGCGAGGACGGCGTGTTCCTGCGAGAGAGCGGGTTTGAGCAGTTCCCCGCGCTCGTCCCGCGCTGGGCCACCGCCGGCGGCGACATCTATGGCAACAGCCCTGGCATGGAGTCGCTTGGCGACATCAAGCAGCTCCAGCACGAGCAGTTGCGCAAGGCCCAGGCCATCGACTACCAGACCAAGCCGCCGCTCCAGGTGCCCGTGTCGATGAAGAACCGCGACGTCGAGACGCTGCCCGGCGGCATCTCGTTCGTGGACGGCGCGTCAGCCGGCATCAAGACGGCGTTTGAGGTCAACCTCAACCTCCAGTACCTGCTGAACGACATCCAAGATTGCCGCGAGCGCGTGCGTGGTGCGTTCTACGCTGACATGTTCTTGATGCTGGCAGGCCAGCCGAACACCCGCATGACGGCCACCGAGGTCGCCGAGCGCCACGAGGAGAAGTTGCTCATGCTCGGGCCCGTGCTCGAGCGCCTGCACAACGAACTGCTCGACCCGCTGGTGGACATCACGTTCACGCGCATGTTGCAGGGTGGCATCATCCCGCCAGCGCCCGAGGAGTTGCAGGGCATGGACCTGAACGTCGAGTTCGTCAGCATGCTCGCCCAGGCACAGCGTGCCATCGGCACGAACTCGGTGGACCGCTTCGTCGGCAACCTCGGCCAGATCGCCACGATGAAGCCGGACATCCTCGACAAGTTTGACAGCGACCAGTGGGCCGACATCTACGCCGACATGCTTGGCGTGGACCCGTCGCTAATCATCGCCGACAAGGAGGTCGCGGCCATCCGCACCGCCCGCAACCAGGCGATGGCGGCCAAGGAGCAGTCAGCGGCATTGCAACAGTCGTCGCAGACCGTCAAGAACATGGCGCAGGCTCCGACTGGGCAACAGAACGCATTGACCGACGTGATGAACATGTTCAGCGGATACACCAGCCCATCGGCGCTGGAAGTTTGAAAGGACCACCATGCCATACCTGAAGCAAGGCAACAATTTCCTGTACGACAGCACGACCAACGACATCATCGGCATCAAGGACGCGGACGGCGGC